GAGAGAGGACAACAAAAGTTATCAAAGATACAAGAAATATTAGAAAAAAACACAGACCATTTGATTGCTGTGACGGCCAGTAGAGACAACAGATTACATCCAAAAAAGGATCAGGAAGTTTTTTCAAAATTTTGCAATAATTATTTTACTTCAAAAATTGCCTGCTTCCGAAAAAATGTTTTTGAATACGCATTAAGTTGGAGTATTCGACAACAGACCGGCATAACAAACGCATACTCAATAGAAGACAAAAAGAAAGTTCAAGAACCAAAACAAGTAGATATCAATTTTTTTAAAACAAAATGCCAACACTACATAGATTACCTATTTTGGTTGGATGAATATTACACAGATTACAAAAAAATCTGGTATGAGGATATAATTGAAGATGCAGACGCTGTGCTTGACAGTCTCACAGAACACAAAGGTGTTTTCCAAAAAAACTTTGATATAACACTAAATGATTTTATCAAATATGAATACGATATCTTACAAAATTACATAGACGGCAACGATATTAAAAAACTTGCGTCAGATGAAAAATTTAAAAAGTTTGTGTACGTTAGACGTTTTTTTGGCGAACTAGAAGGGGCAGAAACATTATCAAGAACACTGCCTATCAAAAATACCTCATTGCAACTTAAAAAAAATATTGTCAGAAATTACGACGATTGCTTATCCGCATACGACGAATTCATTAAAAAACATAACATCATCGATGGAAGTCTAAGGGATTATGATTTTTGGACAGGAAAGGTTGTGCAATGACAGAGTTGTTTTATACCAATTACGCAGGTAAAAGCATGGAGACGTGTTCTATGGATGATAAGAAAAAAGAACATTATCCCTATGAGATAAAATATGACTTCAATTCAAAAGGCTTCCGAGATAGAGAATGGCCAGAAGATATTGAAAACAAGAATTGGATCATCGGTGACAGTTACACAAAAGGTCTAGGACAACCAATTGGACACACATGGCCTAGGATACTTGAAAACCTTAGCCAGCAACAGTACATTGTTGTCGCAGAGGATGGGTGCAGTAATGATAGAATGTGTGACAGGATCAAATACATAGCAGAAAATTACAAACCTTCTAGTATGATTGTTATGTGGAGTTTTTTTGCGAGGAGATTTGAACAGGGTAAGAACGTGCATATTACCAACAGATATCCATCGCACGATGACGATTTACAAAATTTTATGAAAAATTTTCACACGTCAAATAAAGTATTTTCTGGCTTGGTTAATTTGATTATACCAGATGCATTTATAAATGACACAGGACACACTTACTCTGCTGATGAATTGGTATACTTGCTTACCAAACAAAATATAGACAAGCAAATAATTATAGCAGACAGGAAAGATTTTGCAAGGGATGAGTTCCATTTTGGTTTGCTCACATGTGAAGATGTAGCAAAAAAAACATTTGATTTAATTGGAAACATATAATATAATAACAAAAAGGAGAAAACATGGCAAGAAATTTCAATGAGGCTGAAAAGCAAAAATTAATACAACTTATTAGAGAAGGATCCCAGGTATTGGGTGAAGTAGATGATCTCAAATCTGGTTTGAGAGATACTGTGAAAGCAATAGCAGAGGAGATGGAGATCAAACCTGCAGTAATTAACAAAGCAATTACTGTCGCACACAAAGACTCATATAAAAATGTAGCAGACGACATGGATCTCTTAGATTCTATATTACACGCCGCAGGTAAAATTTAGTGATAAAATTACTCAAAGAATTTTGGGTAAACAGTTATAAGACAGATCATCTTGCTTTCTATCTAGAACTATTTTCCGTAATAGTCACAGTAATGGGTTCTGCGGTGTTGACATTTACTTCTCCTCATCCTATAATGAGTATAGTGTTTCCACTGTATTGGCTAGGATCTAGCACCATGTGTTGGGCAGGAATCAGACGTAGATTAATCTGGATCGCTTGTCTTACAGGTTGGTTCACGATAATGAACACAATAGGATTATACAAGGTATTCATACAATGAGTTACATAGATGCTTTTTATAAAAGAGACCAAGACAGAGTTTACGTTGTTGAGCGTAACGAGAAAGGTGAACGTAAGTTTGTCGAGTACGATGCGAGATACGTTTTCTACTATCCAGACGTAAGAGGCAAACATAGAAGTATTCACGGCGAGAAGTTGCAAAAAGTACAAACACAGACATTCAAAGAATTTATAAAAGAACAAAAAATAAGATCAAACAAAAAGTTATACGAGCAAGACATCAATCCAGTATTTAGATGCCTCGAGGAAAATTATCTCGGCAAAGAAACTCCAAAACTTAATGTAGTATTTTTTGACATCGAGGTGGACTTCGATCCACAACGAGGATATAGCACTACAGATGACCCTTTCATGCCAATCACGGCAATAACTTGTTATCTGAGTTGGACTGATCAACTTGTTACGTTTGCAGTACCACCAAAGTCCATGAATATGGCATCGGCTAAAATGGCGACGGAGCGTTTTGAAAACGTAATGCTGTTTGAAAAAGAAAAAGACATGCTTGACGCTTTCCTTACTCTTGTCGAAGATGCTGATATTTTAAGTGGTTGGAACTCCGAGGGTTATGATATACCATACACTGTAGGTAGAATACAAAAAGTTCTCAGTTCAGATGACACAAGACGTTTGTGTTTCTGGGGAGAAAAACCAAAAAAGAGAGTGTTTGAGAAATACGGTCGAGAGCAAATAAGTTATGACTTGATTGGACGTGTACATTTGGATCTTCTGGAATTATACAGGAAGTACACTTACGAAGAAAGGCATTCTTACAGACTTGATGCAATAGGAGAACACGAATTAGGAGAAAGAAAAACAGTATATGAAGGGTCGTTAGATGCATTATACAACAACGACTTTGGATTATTCATAGAATACAACAGACAAGATACAGAGTTGTTATCTAAACTTGAAAAGAAACTTAAATTTATAGAACTTGCCAATGAGATAGCACACCAGAACACTGTGTTATTACAAACAACAATGGGTGCAGTAGCAGTGACTGAACAAGCAATCGTGAATGAGGCACACAGACGTGGAGTGATTGTGCCAGGTAGGGTAAAAAGAGGAGAAGGAGAAACAACCGCGGCGGCAGGTGCTTATGTGGCCACTCCTAAAAAAGGATTACACGACTGGATAGGATCAATAGACATCAATTCTCTATATCCATCTGTGATTCGTGCATTGAACATGGGTCCGGAATCTATTGTGGGACAAGTGCGTCCAGTAATTACTTCAGCAGAAATAAACAGAGCAAAACATCAAAAGAAATCATTTGCGGCGGCATGGGATAATCAGTTTGGTAGTTGGGAATATCAGGCTATCATGAAACAGGATCGAGCAACCGAATGTATTGTCGACTGGGAGGACGGTACTTCTGTCAAAATGTCAGCGGCACAAGTGTATGATCTTGTGTTCGATGGCAATAATCAATGGATGTTGTCAGCCAATGGTACAATTTTCACATACGAGTTTGAGGCAATTATACCAGGCTTATTAAAACGTTGGTACGCTGAAAGAAAAGAAATGCAACGTAAAATGCATGAAGCAGGCGACAACGACATCGAACGAGAATTTTGGGACAAAAGACAACTTGTTAAAAAGATTAACTTGAACAGTCTGTATGGTGCAATATTAAATCCAGGATGTAGATTTTTTGACATGCGTATCGGACAATCAGTAACTTTAACTGGCAGATGTATTACAAAACATATGGCGGCTAAAACAAATGAAATCATAACAGGTGAACACGATCATAAAGGACAATCTATAATTTACGGGGACACTGACTCTGTGTACTTTTCAGCGTACAATCCACTTAAAACAGAAATAGATTCAGGCAAGATACCGTGGGAAAAAGAGAATGTGGTAAGTTTATACGATAAGATAGCAGAAGAAGTGAATGGATCATTTACAAATTTTATGACAAAAGCATTCCATTGCCCTAAAACCAGAGGTGAAGTAATCAAGGGCGGTAGAGAAATGGTTGCATCAAAAGGTTTGTTCATAACCAAGAAGAGGTATGCGGTGTTGTATTACGACAAAGAGGGTGAACGTGTTGATACTGCCGGCAAGCCAGGAAAAATGAAAGCAATGGGACTTGATTTAAAAAGATCGGACACTCCGGTCTTCGTGCAAGACTTTCTATCAGAACTATTGATGATGGTACTTACAAATAACGATGAGGCACAAGTACTAGAACGTATCTCATCATTCCGTGAAGAATTCAAAGCAAGGCCAGGATGGGAAAAAGGCTCACCTAAACGTGCAAACAATATCACAGAATACCACGAAAAGGAAAAAAAGGCCGGCAAGGCAAACATGCCAGGACACGTGAGAGCCAGCATCAACTGGAACACATGTAGGAACTTGTATGGCGATAAGTATTCGATGCCAATTACAGATGGAGCAAAAGTTATTGTGTGTAAGTTGAAAAACAATCCTTTAGGCTACACTTCTGTGGCTTACCCTGTGGATGAGATGAGACTACCGGAATGGTTCAAGGAAATGCCATTTGACGCAGAAGCAATGGAGGCCACAATACTAGATCAAAAGATTGATAATCTTATAGGTGTGCTGAATTGGGACGTACAATCAACAGACACGTCAAACACTTTCAACAAATTATTTGAAGTATAATGTTAAGTCTGCAAGAAATAAAATACTTTATAGAAAAATTAGAGAAACTAAAAGGATCAGATTTTGAAAAATTGATTGCAACTAATCTGAAAGTTTTAAAAGATCTTGAAAAAGTTGTGGATGCTAACAATAAACTTGCCATGAACACTTTTAACAAGACACCAGACTGGTATCGCAAAGATCTAGAATGGAAAACAGCAAATGCTAACATGGTTTATGATCCGTTGCTATACAAAATGTTGGAATCGAAAGTGTTTCAGTTTGCAAAAGATGGCGAAGCAAAAGCATTAGAAATAGGTCCCGGGTATGGACGTTACAGTAAACTATTGTCTGCATGGAGAATGATATACTTTGCTGAACTATTGCCTGACACTAAAAAGCATATATGGCAAAAATTTAACACAGAACATCACAAATATCTTGCATTTTTTGAAAGTGCAGGATGGAATTGGCCCGACGTTCCTACAAGCAGTGTGAACTTCGTGTTTGCTTGGGACGTGGCAGTTTTCTGGGAAGAGCCTTATTTCAAACAAGTTTTAAAAGACATTTGGCGAATAATGATGCCGGGAGCATACGCAATGATGCAATACGGTAATGGAGATCTCGATCATGAGAATCAAGAAATGAGACGAGGCTATTGGGCATACAATACCAAGAGCCAAATGGCTAATTTGCTAACGCACAACGGCTTCAATCAAATCGAATATGGAAATATGAAGGACAAAGCCAGTTATGTAATCC